GCCATAATATTATCCTAACGCTATTGCTAAAGCTGTTGCCTCATCTGATGCCTCTGTTAATGTTATTGCAGATATATCGCTTCTTGTTTCTGCTGCACTTCTACCCTCTAATCCGTTTGCTGTAAATCTTGCAAAGTCATCATCAGCAACACTTGCATGATCTATCTTTACAGCATTTGTATTAGCTATGCCAAAGGTTAACGATGCCTGACCACCAATATCTGATAGCACCTCACTTGCTGACCTGCCCTCTATAGAAGTTCCTGCAACTCTAAGAAAATCATCATCTGCTACACCACTAGTAAATATAGGAATATTAGTATCAGATATTCCAAAAGTGAGTGCAGCTTGACCACCTATGTCGGACAGCACTTCAGATGTACTTCTACTTTCCAATCCATTAGCAGTAAATCTAGCGAACTCGTCATCCGCAACGCTTGAACTGTCTATCTTAACTGCGTTTGTATTTGATATTCCAAAAGTTAAACTAGCTTGACCACCAATGTCAGATAAAACTTCACTAGCTGATCTACCCTCTATTGAAGTTCCGTCTACACGCAAAAAGTCATTGTCAGCAACACCAGATGTAAATTTTGCTACGTTGGTATTAGAAATACCAGTGTCTAATGTTGCAGCTGTGCCTAATCCTAAAGATGTTCTAACTGTTGCACCAGTTTCTAAAACAAAATTTGATCCATCACCTACAATAAAACCACTATCTGTTACTGCTAAACCAGCAACATCTTGTAGTTGTGCATCTAATCTTGCATTTGGCACAGTGCCACTTGATAGATTAGACGCATTTAATGCAGTTAAATTACTGCCATTTGCTGCAACTATATTCCCACTTGCATCTAAAAACACTGTCTTTGATGCTGGTAGTGTACAAAAAATAGTTTTTGTTCCTGCACTAAAGTTTACGGCACTATCACTATTTGAACTACTTATAATTGTTGTTCTTGTTATTGTAGTTGAATCACTGTTTAATGTGCCTAAACCAACTTCAAACTCTGCTGATCCAGGCAATGTTACTGCATAATATGTTGTATTAGAATTACCAACACCAGTGCCAAAAGTTTCAAATCCAGTAACTGCACCAGCTAATGTTAATGCCCCAGTACCAGTTGTGGTTGTTGTTTCTTTTACTCTATCATTTATTACTAACGCCATTATTTCAATTCTATTGTTAAGTTATTTGCATTGATTCTAAATATATCACCAGTCGCTATTGTTTTACTTGCGTCTAATGCTCCTATAAATAAAACATTTCCACCTGATCCTTCTGTATCTAAAGATGTTCCAGAGGCTACTGTAGCTATAAATACATGAGTTATTGTATTACTTGTACCAGTAGATGCTGGAAATTCTATGTTGGCACCATTTTTTATTGTTTGTGCTTCTGTAGTATCAGACGTTAATGTCCAGTTTGCTGCTGTCACTTGCTGTCTTGCATAAGCACCAAAAGTAGCCTCTGTGATTGTAGGCTCATCTGTTTCACCTGTTGAATCATTAAAATTAGATACTGCTGTTGCCAATCCAACATAAATACCATCTCCAGGTGAGCTAAAAGATGCTGCGTTGTTTTTAAAAATAAAACTCAAAAGTCTATTTTCTAAAAAGGTGGTTGCTGCATTTGCTGTTGCCATTTTCTACTCCTATGTTCTTGGTCTCGATGGTAGACCAACTCTATATCCATCTGTATTTTCTCTTGCTTCTCCTAGATCTTTTGCTCTTTCTAAATACTGAGTGTATAAACCATTATAGTTTTGTATAACATCTGCTTCACCTTTCATAAAAGTATATGCCTCTACTAATGAACCATATAATAAAGCGAAAGGAACATTTGTACTTATCCATGTTGTTCCACTGTCAGCTCCTGCCGTGATACTAGCAGGTCTATGATAATAATTTAACTGAAACGCATAATTAGAATTAGGAGTTGGAGCTACAATAAAATTGTCTTCGTCAAATCTTGCATAGTATTTTGGAACACCTGTAGTTGTTGATGCAGGTGTATGTTCTCTAATATAGTTTACATCTTTTTGTAATAAGAAACCCTCACTACCAGAAGCTGTTATTTGAAAAGAAAAGGAGGCTAAATAATCTGCTGGTGTTGTTACAAAAGGGTCTGCGTTAGTAAATGCAGAGGTTACATTTTTTCTAAAAATGTCTAAATCAATACTTTTAAATATTTTTTCTTCTGCTGCTTTTATAAAATTAGGTATGTTATTTACAAAAATTGTTTCTGAATTATCAGTATAATCCTGTAAGGCTGTTGTTAATGTTGCTTTTGTAAAACTCATCTATACTTCCAGTGTAACTGCTCCTGCTGTTGCGTTTTCACCACCACCTCTTTGACTGCCAATAGTAGCAGTTCCACTACTTGCTGTAAATGTATAAGTATTATCATCTACTTTTGTAATACTATATCCTGCACTTTGTGTCAATACTGTTGCTGAAAACCCATCGAATCCTAATGCTTTTCTGAAACGAACTGTATCGCTTGAGGATCTTCCATGATTAGGTTCTATTACAGTTATTACAGCTGAACCACTCGACCCTGATGTAAATGGGTTTATCCCTAATAAGTTTTCTACACTACCATCACTTCTTGTATCTGGTCTTGCATCTCTTAGAGCTTGTGCATCAATAACTGTTCTATGAGGATCTAGTTGTTCATGTTTTGCTTCATATTCAGAAATATGAACGATTGATCCATTCCATTCTTTTATTCTCTCTTTATATGGAAATCTCATACCACTTCTATCTGATATAAAAAAAGCATATTTTCCACTAGAGTAAGCCATTAGATATATCTCTCATAAGGCAATAGTTTTAAACTTGTTCTATCTCTATCTTCAGTTGCTGCTCTATCAAACTCTTCATCATATATCGCTTTTAATATTTGTATTCTATCAGGAGCTTTTTTTATAGCTAAATAATAAGCTAATCCTGCAGCAAGGCAAGGATAGAATCTAAAAGGAATATCTACTGTATTCGTAGCAGAATCAGCATCTTCTATTCTAGTTAACCTGTCAACAACTAAAGTATATGTTGCATTAGGAGTAGGAAAAACACGAAATTTAGGAGTTATTTGTCTATCTACATAGTATTGTGTAGGTCTTGATTGAGATAATTTACTTGATAAATTTAAATATGTATCACGACCTATTCTATTTACAGTTGTATCTAACTGATTAGAAGATCCTGCGTTTTCTCTAATAACTGCAGACAATATATCTATCGTATCTGCATCAAGTGTATATTCAGTAGTGCCTTGAGATAGTGTGATAGAGGTTTGAGTAATAGTCCAACGATTTAATCCTCTATTTGCCCAATCTGCAAACATAAGATTTAGAGATCGTTTTGCTGTTCTAAGATCATATCCTGTTCGTATTTCTAAGCCACAACGCTCAAAAGCCTCCTCGATATAATCATCTACAGCAAGTTCGAAATCTGTTGAACCAGAAGTAGCCATTACTTATCTTCCTTATATTCCATATAGCCACCCATCATACGTTTTTCTATTTCTTCATCCATAAAACCACCTTTCGCCATTTCTGTAACATCCATTAGTTTTCCAGGATTTAGAGGTGTTATTAAAGCTGGATCTGGAACCATTCTTCTTGGAGGACCACTAGGATTACCTCCAGATAAACCCCCTCTCATCATACCTTTTACACCTTGTTCTTTTTTTACTCTATTAATAGCACTCATAAGTCCACCACCTTTTTTACCTTTTACATCAATATTTGATAGTTTATCAGATGGATCTTTTAATTTAGCTATAGTTATTTTAGAAACTTTTATGTCTTTTTTTGACTTTTTAGAACTGGGATCTCTTAGCATAGCTAGTTCTGATTGTGGGTTATTCTTGTTCATGCTTTTCTCCTTTTCCTTCTTAATGGTTTTACGTTTCTTGGTTTACCTTTACTTGGTTGTCCTAATGCTACCTTTTGTCTTATCCTACTCTTTTTTTCTGCAGATGTCATCTCTTTTGTTGTTTTTGGTGTTTTAGAAGAAATACGTTTACTTGGTCTACAATAAGGAGTTCCTCGTTTTTCTCCTTTTTTCCTACCACATTTTTTACCAGTTCTAACATCTTTCCAGTCCTCTTTGAACCATCTTTTTAATGCTAATCCTGCTTTTGTTTTTCTTACTGCCATTATGAACGCTTTGTTTCTTTTCTTCTTCCTGCTAATACGATACCACAACCTCTTGCGATATTTTTATTTTTTGATGGTCTTTTAGCCCCCATATACATTCCTGTACTTGCTTTTCGCACACTAGACTTTTTCTTCTTTTTACCACCTGTGCCGTAATTTGCAGCACCAACTTTTCTACATTTAGCTATCGCTCCTGAAGCATACGCTGAAGGAAAAACTTTATATTTAGCTTTAACTTTATGATAACAAGCGTCTTTTGGCATTATTTACTCCTTTGTTTATGACATCTACATGTCCACTTTTTTCTGCCACAGTCTAAACAATATTTAACTGGACTTCCTTTTACTACTTCTCCTTTTTTTAGAGGCACAATGTGCTCTTTCAGAAAATCCTCTAGGTCTTGAGCAATTGATCTTTCTCTTCCTCTTGGCACTCCACTTCCTTTTTCCAGGGGCTTTAGTCACTTGTTTTGACATTTGACCCCTGCTCATAACCATTAAATTAACTGCTCCAACCCACTAGCAACTATAATTAATGACACTATCATCCATAATCTATTATCGAGTTTATTTAATTTATTATTAATTCCATCGAATCTTGCATTACAAACTTCTTCATGTTTTTCTAACATCTTTAGTAATTCTTTACTTGTCATCTAACACTTCCATCTTCTTCTAGCTGCACAAATTCTTTTCTTAGGAGTTTTTGCACAATTAATATTATGCTTTCTAGCTTGACCAGCAGATCTTGCACAAAAAGACTTTCTTCTTTTTGCTGCCTTACTTCCAGCTTTAACTTTACCTGTTACAGCAGTTTTAAGTTTGCTTCCTGGATTTTCTCTTCTGTAACGAGCAACACCTGCCTTAGTCATTCCAGCTCCACTTTTTGTGGAGCGAAAATATTTTTTTGTTTTAGGTGGCTGTTTTTTTGCTTTTCTAGCCATTTAACAACCTATGCGTAGAACACCGTTATGTTATCTGCAACATCTACTGTATATTTAAGGACAGCTCCACTATCGAATAAAACACCTTGAGATGGAATTGTCCTATCTACAGTATCATTCGCAGTGCCTATTGTTCTAGACTTAAACAATGTAGTACCACTTTCAGGTGTTCCGTTTATAAATTCAACGTCACCTGCTGTGCCACCAGACACTACTGCAAAACCTTTTACCCTAACTCGATTAGCACCCTCTACAGCTTGAGCACACAACGTTCCAGATCCAACTTTGATATTCGCTGCATACTGTGCTGAACACTCAACTGCAGTGACAGTTAGAAATAATTTTGTTCCTGCCACTGCTTCTGCTGATCCAGTTGATGTTATAACTTCAGTTAAAGCGTCACCAAAAACATCTGTACCAGTAATAGTACAAGTTTTTGCGTTATCACCTGTGCCTGTAGTAGTAACTATAACATTTCTAGCTGCACCTCCAGCAAATGTTGTATTTGCCATTGTTGCAGACGTATTAGGTCTTGCTGCAGTTACTAATCTATCATCGTCTGAAGCGTTTTCATCACTAATAGTTAAAGCTCGTACATCTGATAAACTCGCCATGTTATTCTCCTAACTAGGCTTCGTAGCCCATTAATTCAATTAACAGCTTACCAGCAGTATAATCTGCATCCGTTGTAGCACCCAATGTTAAATATAAAAACTCATCAGCAGCAGGAACAGCAGTAAAGTAAACTTTACTTCCAAGTGTTGCATCACCAGCGTTAACTAATAATGTTTCAGTTAAGTCACCAATAGCACCGTCTTCTACTCCAGTTCCTTCTGTTGCAGAGTGTACGTTAATATCTGGGTCACCACCTGCTGGTGCTTCAAAACATTCCATACTACCAGTTAAAATTGTTCCATTTTCTGCAGCAGTAATCTGTCCTATGTGACAAACATTAGATGTGCCGTTAACACCAATAATATCACCTGACGCTGTTGATCTTAAACCTGTTAAGTCTATTAAAATTCTTGTTGTAATAATTCCACCAGATCTCATAACAGAACTTCTGTAAATAGTTCCAGTGCCACCTGTGATACCAGTTCCTGCTTCTGTTGCTAATTTATTAGCATCAAAAGAAGCGATACCACTTGAATTAATACTTGATTGTGTTGTGATTGCTCCAGTTGTAGTGTTTTTACTTATAGTTGTAAAACCACCTTCTGATCGGACTGGACCCGAAAAAGTTGTATTAGC